GTTGTTTTTGATGGGAATGCAGTTGTCAATTGTGATGAAGAACTTATTGCTCCACTTAATGATGTCAAAAATGAACCAGTTTCACTTTCAGTAATCCAACTACCACTTACACTCTCAATTGTGTTTAATCTATCCACTAATGATGATGTAGATTGTGATGCCGTATATGAATTGAAAGATGATGTAATTATAAAATGGTCATCTCCAAATTCTTTTAAATTTAAAGAATGTATCAATGTTCCAAAAACTTATGAGTTATGACTTCCCGTAAAAGAAACCGTCAATCTGTCGTTGTCTGCAGATTTCCAAAGTCTTGCCATTTCATTACCATAAGTATCTTGCCAGATAATATCACCAGACCCACTAATACCATCATCACCAGGACCTCTTAATATTAAATTAGAACTCGATATCATTGTAATATTTCCGGTGAATGTATTTGAACCGGTTGTTGCGAATGTAGTAAAATCAACCGTTCCAACACTACCACTAATAACATTAAATGATTGTGATATTGAATTGAAAGATTGTGTTAAACTATTGAATGAATTTATAGTAGTGTATGAACCCGTTACAAATCCTAAATCTGAAATTTGTGAAGAACCACTTATAGTTCCACTTGCAACCGATGCCGTAAATGATTGAGTATAAGAATTGAAAGATGATGTAGATAATTTTGTATCTAATGTATTACTTAATGCGTTAGTCACTAAGTCCGTTGCAAATGCACCATCCAATGAAGATGTTAAATTATTTATAGAAATTTTATATGTTGTACTACCTGAAATACCAAGTACAAAAGTTGTATCTAATGTAGCAACATTTAATGCGGGTAATTCGGATATTTTTTTTCTTGAGTTTGCCATTTATTATATTATTATGTCTAAACCACTTTCGGTTATTATTATTGAGTCATCTTCGGTTGCAACTGGTACATCCACCAATTTTCCCATAACATAAATATCATTTATAGTCACATTATCGTAATCTATGTATTGTCCATTTAAAGTTATTACTACATTATTTCCAACTTCTTTGACTGTATAGTTTCCTGGAATATGTAAACCAAATACTAAAACTTCAAAATTATTGGGTGATGCTCCTTCGGTTCCATAATCTAATGTAACATTGTATATTGTTAATGTATTTGTATTATTGTCAAATTCATCAATTACTCTTTGTACATATCTTGCACTATTTTCTAATATCTCTTGATAAAAATCCGATATTTTTGTTTTGTTATTTACTAATTTAATTGGGTTTGGATTAGAACGAGTTTTGGATTGAAATTTAGTATTGGTTGGAATTTCAATATTTAACAAACTTCCGGTCAAATCATTGTTAGTAAGATTATTAATATTAACCTTTGGAACAACTCTATTAAGTTTTCTACTATTTGAATTAAATCTATTAAGCATATCGTTCTATATCTCCTTTTATTTCAATATAATCATCATCATCTAAAATAAATTCAAACCTACTCCTAATAAATTTAATTAATAAACCATTTGTACCATTTTCAACTATATAATCCTGACCACTTATTGCCTGTGTATTAATATAAACTTGTAATCTATCTTGTGTAGTTCTATATTCAATTTCTCTTAATATGTCTACAAATCTCCAACCCGTAGCTTCAAAAATAAAATGAGTTGCGTTTGTTAAATCTTTTGGAGTTAAAACAGCTTTACCAGGATTTCTACTGATTTTTTGTGTTATATCTAATAAACTTCTTTTCATTATACAATATCAATAAATTTACCTATAATAGTAACTTCATCGGTATTGGTTACACTAAATCCTAAAGAACCCGTTAAAAATTGTAATGATAATGATGTATCACTTACGGACCCGGTAATGTGTGTATTCCAATAATATCTAACACCATTTATATATGTTTTAACATCGTATTGCTTTCCACTATAAGTTATTCCTGAAGAAACTACCGATGCTAATTGTGGAGGTGCTTGTATTAATTTTATGTTATTGAAGGATGCGGAGTTTGGTGTTGCTATTGAACCAGTCATACTATTATTTAAAGATAAAAAGTCAATTAAATCTTTGTTGTCATAATATGGTGATGGTGTAGTTAACATACCTTCTAATCTACCATTTCCAGTTATATCGGTTTCAGTTGATACTACTACTCTTTTTGTAGAAAAACTTCTTTTTGTAGTATCTTCTCCGTCAAATTTTTCTGGAAGTAAATACGCTTTTACAGTCAGACTAAATTCAACTCTATTAATTCTTTCAGTTCCCTCACCTACTTCGTTTACAACATTATAATCAGAAATTGTAGTTAAAAATTTAAACTTAGCTTTATCTCCCCAATATTCATCTGCTGCAAATGTAACCGACTCAATAACGGTATTCAATTGTTCAATAAAATTTGTCCAAGCCATACATTCGTAAGTTATTTCAACGTAATCTGGCATTGTTATTTTATATACCTCATATGATGGTTTTTGATTTCCTAAAATAGAAAATTTATCATAACGATTATTTTTATTATATTTTGAATATGCTGAATATGATAAGTGTCTATTAAAAACAGGAATAGAATCATTTTTTGCAATAGATGTTCTTCTAATCATCATTATAGGTAATTGTATTTTACCTTTTGAATCTCTATATATTCCTTGCCTACGAGCTCCTATCCATCTTTCCGAATTACCATATACAACCGGAATTTTTATAGAATTACCATCACCATCTTCTAATGTAGGTAATGCCACATCTTCCAAATAAGACATCATAGCATAATCAATATCAAAAAGAGTTACACTTTTTTTAACATCACCCTTTTCAGATTTTAATTGAGAGGCTCTATTTATTTCTTTTTTTAGTGGGTCTTTTGCCATAATACTATTTTGCTCTTTCTTCTATGTTTAAAGATGATTTGCTTACCATAAATGTAGTAGCAACAATACTAAAGTTATTATCAGGTTGTCCTCCTACAAATTGAATTTCATTTGTATTATCTATTTCGTAATATGAATTATCAAAATAAACAATATCGCCGATTTCAGGATAAATTCCTTTTTCTTCACAAGTATCTCTATTAAATTTGAAAGTTATACTTTGTGTATTATCAGGTCCAAATCCTTCATACTGAACATTTTCAGGTTCTTTATCTGCTAATGCGTATATTTCTACTCCTGGATACCAAGTTTTATTTAAGGATTCTCCATAAATATTTACTTTTGTTTCGTATTGGTTTATTTTATACAAAACAACTGCAACCTGTATCACATCGTCCACTAGTTCTCTTGCAATACTTTTGAAGAAACTAACATCTCTATTAGATAAAAATTTTGGCATATTATCCTACATATAATTTTAATGGAACTTTTCTTAACATATCTTGATGGTAGTCTGCTTCATTTTTTCTTATTTCAAATTGATTTTTTCTACCCAACTCTTCTAAATTTTCTCTTAATTGTTTTACCAATTCATCTTTTTCAACTTGTGCTTCTGCTCTTAATGCTGCACCATCTAAACTTACTTCACCATCCGGTATAGGTATTGAACTATATTTTTCTCTAATCGCACCTAATAATTCTTTTGCTAATGCAAGAGTATATTTTCTAATCCATTGTTTACCTACCTCATTTATTTTTATATACGGAATAAAATCATATCTAATATTTGAATAATCAGCAACAACACCATCTTGTACTATTGATGAATTATTTTCAAAAGTATCTCTTTCAAAATATTCATAGTATATTCTAGCACGAGTTCCATCGTTTGGTACTGGAAATATTTCTAATTTATTATTTACAATATTAAAACTAAATGCTGATTTACGAATGTGGTCGTTAAATTCAATTTGTTGCATTCTTAATACATCCTCATATAAAGGCATCATTAAGAATTGTGCTGCAGGTGAGAAATTACCAAATCCTAATTCCGACATTAAATTTAAAGTACCTTGTGCACCTACTGAATATGGGTCAAAGAAACGAGCTATTGCGGGTGTTGCTTCATAAAATACCTTAACAACATCTCTTTGTACGGATGAACTTAATGATTGTGATGTAGCTGCGTCATATGATAATGTTGTTAAATCATATTTTTGTACACCCGGAGTTATGTCTATGTAAGCTTTTTTAATATCTACATTTCCACCTACTCCTGATAATGTTCCGTATGATTGTGCCATTCTAAAAATTGTTGGAACCGAAGAACCATCTACTAATTTTTGAGAATAATTTGAACCAGTTGCTGCTCCTTTTAAAATATCTAAATTATTTCTAATATTAAATTGATTTACTTGTGCACCATATTCCGAAGTTGCTTCTTCAAAACATGCAAAAAAGGAACCCGATGTTAATTCCACATCTATAATTGGGTAACCCAATCTTTTAGCACACCAATCGGCAGTTTTAGGTGCATCGGTTTGGAATGATGTATCCGTATCGTATATTCCAAAGGGTGTTGAACCTGTTACAAATGAAGAACTTCCAGGCCATTTTAAATTTTCAGACATATTAAAAAAGTTATAGTTTTACTACTATAAATATGAATTATATAAATAAAAAAAGGGAAAGTATTTCTACTCTCCCTTTTTCTTTATTGTAAGTCTATTACTTATC